CAAGGCCGGCCAACGCGATCGCCCGTTACGTCCAACTCCTGAGGAATCTTCACATGTCAAAGATCAACGCTGCAAATCCTGGCGATTCACAGTTGACTTCCTATAGCTGGTCTTGGATCCGATCGCCGCTCTGTCCATTCTAAGGCAATCGGCAAACTTCTCGGTGTCGGTCAAGCGAGAAGACAGGCGGGGCCCGCCGAGGTTAGGAGAGTTCCAGGCGCCGGGCCCATTCCATCCCGAATGAGCGCAGCAACGAGCCCCCGGCCTCCCGTTGGAGAGCCGGGGGCGCGATGGCGAGCGGCCGGGGGGCGTGTGAGCCGGGGCGAAACCTGGAGGCCGCGACACCGCAGGCACGGGCCCGGGGCCTACAGGAAGCGCTGGGTGCTTCGGCCCTGCGCGCGGGCCAGCAGGTAGGCATCCACGTCCTGGCGGGCCACGACGGGTCTTCCCTGGTCGTCGACGCTCATGGGAAGGCTGTCACGGAGGTTCCGCAGGACCTCGTAGGTGGACAGATTGAGGACCTGGGCCACTTCGGGCAGTGTGAGCTGCTCCCTGCCGGGCGACGAGGAAGCCCGAGGCATCTCGGCGGCGATCTCCCGGCGGAGACGGGCGTTTTCGCGCTGGAGGGCCACCGCGGCCTCCGACGGGACCGCCTGCCCGCGAAGACGGAGGTTCTCCTCCTCAAGGTGCGCCACGTAGGACCTGAGCTTTTGTAGCGGCGTGAGTTTTGCTTCGCTGCTCATGAGGACCGCCTCCGGATCAGAGATAGCTTTCCCGGCCTTCCTTCGAGGACTGGCGACCCAGCACTTCGTCGCGCTGCTGGCGGGTCATCCGCCGGGCGACCGCTTGGCGCTGCGCAGGCGGCAGGGCGTTGAACTCCTGAAGCGTCTCGGGGGTCTCCGCCTCGCCCGGCGCGGGGGGGACAGGCCCGGCCGAGCTGCGGATGGCTCCCAGCTCGCTGCGGAGCATGGCATTCTCGGCCCGCAGGCCGTCGTCCGGCCCACTGGGGCTCTGCATGGAGCGCAGCATCGAGTTCTCCTCCTCAAGCCGCCGCGCTCGGGCCATGAGGGCGTCAAACTCGTCAGTCATCGAGCATCTCCTCGTTGCGGGAGGCTCCGGCGTCGCGCTCGTCGAGAGCCTCTGAGTGGAGCGAGACGAGCTGCTCCAAGGCCGCGCGGTACACGCCGACGGCCGTCTCGCTGGCGACCCACGGGATTCCCCCGCTGCCGCGAACGTGCTCGGCAAGCTCGTGGCGAAACTCGGCGTCGGACATGCCCAGCTTCTCCCGACAGATCGACTGTGCTTCCCCGAGCGGAACCAGCTCCCCTCGGTCATCCTGGTATTCGTTCACGTCGAGGCTCCGATGCGGCCGGGCGGCAGGGGATTCTCACGGGACTGGAGCGTGACCGCCCGTCCGCCGGCCGGGGCGTGTCGGCGGCAGGGAGTTCCCCGGCGGGCTCGATGGTGAGCTTGAGCGGCTCGCCTATCTGAAGGAAGTCCGCGGGGCGCATCGTCGCTCCGTCGCCATAGCTATCGAGCGTCGGCGGCGCTCCGTCGCCATAGCTATCGCGTCGCCATAGCTATGGAGCGTCGGCGGCGCTCCGTCGCCATAGCTATGGAGCGTCGGCGGCGCTCCGTCGCCATAGCTATGGAGCGTCGGCGGCGCTCCGTCGCCATAGCTATCGAGCGTCGGCGGCGCTCCGTCGCCATAGCTATCGAGCGTCGGCGACCCGTCGGGGAGCTTCACAAGCAGCCCGGCGGGGGGCGCCGCGGCGATGATGCTTCCGGCCGGGGCGTAGACGATGAGATGCCCCGGGCCTTCGGGCGCGCAGCCGGCCAAGAGGGCCGACAAAACGGCAAGCAATATGGCGAGCCCGGACAAGCCGCCGCGATGCTGTCTCATCGTACCAAGTGTCCAGTCTCCCCCCATCGGCGCTCACGGCCGGTCATCGCCCGCTCCGTCGCCATGGCGCTCCGTCGCCATAGCGCTCCGTCGCCATAGCGCTCCGTCGCCATAGCGCTCCGTCGCCATAGCTATGGAGCGTCGGCGACTATGGAGCGTCGGCGACTATGGAGCGTCGGCGACGCTCCGTCGCCATAGCTATGGAGCGTCGGCGACTATGGAGCGTCGGCGACCGGATCGGGCAGGCACCACCAGCCTTCCGGGAGCGTGATGCGGTTCGCGCTTTTCTCGCGTTTGCCGGCGACGTCGATATAGACGTGGGCCTTGACGGGTTCGGCGAGCTGGACGGGCTCACCCGGCGGGATCAGAACGGTCCTGCTCCTTATGAGCCCGCACCCGCCGGCGAAGGCGCTCAGCGCGAGCAGCGTCGCGGCCAGCAGACACGGCCGTATCCGGCGCATTGGCGTTCTCCACAAGCACGTCCAGCAGGACGCGCAGGATGAGTTCCACGACGGGCGCGAGGGCCGCCCACAGACCGTTCATTGGCCGCTCTTGACCTTGGCGCGGCCGGCCGTGTAGCCGAGCGCCGCCAGGACGGCCACGGCCCCGCCGATGAGCTTCGCGATCCAGGAGTCTTCCGGGAGCTGATCCAGCGCGCCGCTGGCCATCAGAAGGCCGATCAGCGTCGCCAGCAGGCTGAGCCAGAACTCCGTCGTCTTGTACCCGGGTCTCGTCTGGTTCATGGGTCGTCTCCTACGCGCTTCATCACCTCAGCAGGTAGCCCGCCAGCAGCAGGGCCAGGCCGATGACCACCTGCCAGATTCGTCTGCCCCACGTTGATCTGCCCTTCGCCGCGGCGCTCACGTGGGCCCGCAGCAGCCGGATATCCGTCTCGTGGCGGTTCGTTCGCCGGAACAGCTCCGTCACGCGGCCGTTCGTCCTGACCGTCTGTTCGTGGATGGCCTTGCCGGTTTCCTCGATGCGGGCCAGACGCTCGGCGATCCGGCCAAAGGCATCTGAGCACGTGCGCGGGATGGCGTCGTTCGGGTCACACCTGGGCACTGCGGATCTCCGAATCGAACCGGAACACCGGGCCGTCTTTCCCCGGCAGGACCACCACGGGGAAGCGGTGGCCGATGACGCCGGCGTGGGTAGGCCGATAGCCGGCCTGGTACGCCCGGTTGAAAAACCAACTGCACGAGCAGCCTCCGCGAGCGGGCCAGCGGAACCACGGCTCGGGGATCCGTTCGATCGCCTCGCGGCTGATCTTCACGCAAGCAGCGCTGAGGCAGTGCGCGTGCGCTTCCTCTCCGGTCGTTCCGATGATGCGGGGGCCGGCGATGGGGGCCTGGCAGGTCAGCAGAGCCTCCGTTTCCGGCAGCGGGACGCAGTCGTCGTCCATCATGAGCAGCCACGGCAGGTCGCACCTGTCCCGAAAGGCGCGGAAGATCCCGTTCTTGGCGTCCGGGATTCCCTTGCGATTGGGCGAGCCCTCGACTCGCCAACGATGGGGGAACCTCTGACTCCAGCGCGCGAGGTGCTCATTAATGCCGTGGCCGTCGAGCACGGCGAGCTGAACGCCCGCGAGCCCCAAGTATCGGGTTCGCAGGGCGCCGTGCCGGCAGCCGTTGAACGGGTTCCGGGTTCCGAGTTCCGTCTTTGTTGTCAGGGGATCTCGCCCCATTGATACTCGTCGTCCATGTAGTCATCGTGGCAGCAGCAGTTGCCGAGTTCCAGTGTTCCGGGAGGCGTCTCGGGGAACGGCATAATCCGCATCGCCGCGGCGACGACGACGCTGACACAGCCGCCGGTGACGTTCTCGATTCGGAAATCCAGATTCCCGGCGGCGGTGACCCGGCACTGGATGTGAAAGCTCGTGATCGCGTTTGCGCCGTCGCCCTCGACCGCCCCGTTTGCCGCCCGGGCCAGATACTTCAGGTTGCACCAATCCCCACCGGACCACGTGGCCAGCGCGTTGCACCAGCCGAAGCCCATAAACCCTCCCGTGACGCCCATCGTCGTGTCGCCGGGGTGGTCGGGGTCGGGAGGACCCGCGTGTGCCGAACACCTTCGCACGTCAATGCCCACTTCGAGCAGCGCGTTCTTGCAGTTCGGGACGCTGTGAAACACCGCGGTCGTGTTCGTGCCGGAATAGTGGACACAGAAGGAGGAGAGTTTCTGGAGGCCGGCCCGGCCCCCGGTGACGTCGATGAGCAGTTGCGTCCGGCCATCCAGGCCGCGATGCTCCCAGAAGCGCACGACGTCGCCGACCTCTCCGCACGCGTTGTGCGTGTAGTCGACGGCGTCTGCCTGCTCGAGGCCCAGCGGGCCCGCGGCGGCAGTCCACTCCCGGCCGTCGGGATCCCACCACAGCTCGGTGACCTTGTACGCAGCTTCTCCCTCGTTGCTGTCGATCCTCGCGATGCCCCGGCGAAGGACGTCCGGCCGCCGCAGCGGCTCGTCCCGCAGGGCCGGCGCTTCGGCTGCCGCCAGCGCCGCCGTCATACGACGCTGCGCGAGCAGCAACTGTCGTTGGGTCGGGTTCATTGCGTGACCTTCAGCAAGGGCGTGTCCAGAACCAGCTCCGTCTTGTTGGCGCCGTCCTGGAAGTTCCAGACCACCTCGACGACGACCGGCCCGTGGGCTGCCTCTCCGCCGCGGACGGTCAGGTCGATGACGCGGCCCCGCGTGGCGGGAATCACGTCCCCCGGAGCGTAGGCGCGCGTCAGGTGGCGCAGGGTCATGGACCCGTGCCCGACCTCGTCTTCCAGCACGTCCCGGATGCCGCGGGCGAAGTCCGCGGCGTCCTCGGAATCGTCCCGAGTGTCGTGGCGGCTCGCCTCCAGAGACAGCGGATCGGAGCCGCCGGGGACGTCTCGATGACGGAAGCGATTCTCCGCCCGGATCACCCTGGCGGCCGTGAGGGGCCATGAGCTGCCCACGCGCCGCCCGGCCCGACCCGTCACCGCCTCGTCGCACTCGATGGAGCCCACCAGCCGCAGGACGAGCTTCTTCCCGCCGCCGCGAAGCGTGTTGTGAAGCAGTGTCAGGTAACTGTCGCCGCCGTGCTTCTCGAAGAGCGTCTCCCCGCCGGCCGCGGCGTGGCGGGCGTACTGGCTGGTGTAGGGAAACCACTGCCACAGCGGGTTGATCGGGATCGTGAAGCCGGCTCGGCCGGCCCAGATCACCGCCGGGATCTGGATCCAGGAATCCTCGTCGCCCTCGATCCCCAGTTGGACGAAGCTCGGGAGGTTCCGCGCCTGCGCGGTCGCGTCGTCGCGAAGGAATGTCGGCCCGACCGGCCGGGGCCTGCGAACGTAGTTCTGCTCGGCCCCCACGCCGTAGTCATGAAGATCGCCCATCTGGCCGATCACTTCGTTGAACGCGCCGTCCTCGTTCCAGGCGAAGCTCCTGAAGACGTGCCGATAATCCGTGTTCCCCTTTGCGCCGTACGTGAACCGCTCGTCGAAGTACTCCACCGTCCGTTCGCTTTGCCCCTGCACGGGCCACTGCATCGGGTCCACCACGTTGCCAGTGGCCCAGTCGGCCAGGTCGTGTGCCTCGGTGTCCCAGGCCGGCTTCAACTGCGATCCCGACGACGCAAAGACCAGCGTGACCTGCTTGCGCTTCTGATCTCCGACGACCGTTACGTCGTTCGCGACGTTGTGGTTGTCTCGGACGAACTCGATCCGCTGGACCTCCGCTCGCTGCGCCGCGGGATCCGTGATCCGGGCGGCCGCGCCGCAGATCGGGGCCACGTACGGCTTGCGGACCCGCGAGCCCTCAACGGCCCCGTGGAGCGCGAAGACGCGCAACTGGTGCCGCCCGACCTGGTCGGCCCAGGGCTCAAGGGCAAAGCCATACCCGATCGGCAGGAGCACGGCGCGAAGCGCTTCCAGCAGGTTCATCCCCTCGACGTCGACCTCGCCGATCGCTCGGTCGGACAGTCCCGACGGCAGCAGGGACACCGACTCCGGCGAGATGATCTCGTAGTCGTCGACCATCTCGATCAGGGATTGGACAGCCGCCCTCGCCCGCCAGGTTGTCGCCTCGTACGTGGCCCCGGCCGCGGCGACCCTACGCCCGGCCGCCTCGAAGGTCCTGCCTTCGGCGCTCTCGGCCTCGGAGCCGCTGTCGAGGCGCCACCGTGCGTCGTTTCCGCCGCTCTGGCTGGGCGAGGCGTTTGGGCGCCCCGCCTCATTGAATACGACCGGCAGGTGACTGCGAAAAGTGTTCTCCCGTCTCAGCAGCTCCGGGGAGAATGTGCCACTGATTACGCTCTCGTCCGCGTCCGGGGCCGCGTGCCACTGACCTGAAACGGCCTTGCCCTGGAGCAGGATCTCCGGGCCATAGGCCACGACCTCGCCGGTCTCGCCGTCCGGATCGGCCTGAACGAGAATCCTCTCCTGCGCGATGTGGCCTCGGAACCACTCGCGCCGGGCCGTCCCCTGGGAGCCACCGCGCTGGACCTCCACGAGGCGGACCCGGTCCCCCGCAACGAGGCACTCGTCTTCCGCCCTGGTCCTTGAGGCCTTTCCCGCGCCCACGCCCAGCACGCGGCGAAGCGTCAGCGTACTCGGCCTGCCGTTGACGCCCCAGTTCAGCCGCAGCGGCTTCCAGTACGCCGCACGGACTTCCCCAAGCCACCCGCCGGGCTTGGACTCTTCCGCCTCGGGGGCGGCCACCACGCGCGAGACGTAGACCCGGAATGCCGGAGCACGGTACTCCGCTCCGCGCGAGTCGGAAACCCAAGTGATCCTGGTCATCAGGTACACCGTCTCCTGGCCGCACCGAGGCGGCCTGGCTAGAACGTGGTGGAAACAGAAGCGGTCGGCGCGCCGGGCGCCGCAGCGTCCGCGACGTATGGACCAATGATCCTCGAGAGATCCGATTCCACGCCCGAGGCGCGGGCCGTCACGGCAAACCAGTAGGACTGCCCGTTCGCCAGGGAGAACGTGTGCGAATAGAGGCCTTGCGAGACAAACGGCTCGGTGGCCTGGGGGCTGCCGGGCGCGATTTGTGGGCTGGTTGCGCAGTAGAGGGCGAAATCCTCCGGCACGGCCGCGCCGTACGGCCTGCGCCACGACCAGGAGAGCTTGATCTCCCCGCCGGCTTCCACCGCGGCGTCAAGCCATTCCACCGCGGCGGGCCGCGCGCCCATCCAATCGCCGGAGCCGTCCGTCTCAAACTCGCAGGTGTTGGAGACGTCCGGCGTTTCCAGCCAGCCGTTGCCGGCCACGGGGCGGACCGCGTACGTGTACCGCGTCGAGGCCGCGTGCCCCGCGCCGGTGACGGCGATGGTCGTCGAGTCGGCTTGAGCAAACCCGACAGGGGTATCCCAATCGACGTTCGGCAGCCCCCCTACTCCGCGGTAGACGCGATGGCCGTGGGAGATGTTCGGGAGGTAGAAGCCGGGGAAGTACCTCAGCGGCCAGTATCCGAATGGATGGTAGACCCTTGCCACTTGTCGAGAGCCTCCTGGTCGAGCGATCAGCTTATCGAGCAGCCCGATCTGTCACCCACGTCATCGACCGTGTTGGTGACGATCTCCGTGGTGCCGTCCCGGCCCTTGAAGGATGTGACGCCCGTGGATTCCGTGAAGGAGGCGTTTCCCGCGACCACGGCGAGAATGGCCTCGATCGCCTTGGCCGCGCTCGTCGGCGCGCCGGTGGAGTCAATGTCCGCGGCGAAGACCGCCTCCCCGGCGGCCAGCTCGGCGCTGCGCAGCGCGGGAAGGAACGCGCCGTCGTCGTGGGTGACCATCAGGGTCACGCGATCAGAATTAACGGCGAAGGCCGCGTCGGGGAAGTCGCACCGCCAGAGGCCGCCTCCGCAGTGGTAGACCTTGTTGTCCGTGTGGGGCGCCGTCGCGCTGCCGAGGGCTCCCGTAACGTCGTTGGAGACCTGGGCGGCGCCGTCGCGCTGGTAGATGAGGTTGAAGCTCGTCTCTCCGCCGGTCGTCGTGTACGGCCCGCCGGTCACGGCGTCCTGAAGTAGAAAGTACGCGCTGACGTTCGTTGCTCCCGGTTTGACGTGCATCATCCCTGGTCCTCGATCCTGGGCAGAATCGTCGTCGGCAGGCCCCTAGGCGCGCGGGCGTAATTTCCGCCGAACAGCTCGATCTCCGTCCCGTACCCCGCCGCCCCGACGCGAAGGTTGAACCTGTCGATCGAGCGGTTCTCGTAGCCCACGGTCCCGCTCGTCAGCCGCGTCGAGGCGCCCTTGTCGTTCGGGAACGCGGTCGAGCCGTTGACCGGCCCGCTGCTGTTGCCGGAGAAGAAGTTCCAGCGGTCCATAACGCTCGCGGTGCCGATGTCGATCCCATAGCCACCGTTGTTCGTGATTCGACACCGCCGCACGGTACCGTAATTGTGCAGATAGACCCCATTGCTCGTGTTGCCGTCGATGACGCTATTGATAATACACACGCCGTAGGAGATGGTGTGAAGTCCCTCGCCGCCGTTGTTGTGTACGACGGAGTCCGCAACCACCAGCCCGTAGCCCCCGGCGTAGATCCCGTGGTCGCCATTGTCCTTGACCGTACAGCCGACCACATGGCTGGCGTGGCCCGCGCGGTAGATGCCGTAAGAGTCGTTCCACGCGACAAGGCACTCGTGCAGCATCAGGTGGGCGAAGTACTTTGATCCGCCGTTGTACAGTCCCGCTCCGCCGCTCGATGCGATACCGCAGCGCCTGAACGTCCACCTCGATACATCGCTGGCCTCGTTACCGGCGATTACATGTGAAGTGGAGTGTTCAAAGCAGACGTTCTCCCACATCCAATCGTGCATGCCTGCAATCGCGAGGCAATTGGCGGCGGCACCGTCGCCGTCGATCACGGGTTGCGTGCCGTCCACCTCCCCCGCCGCGTTGCAGCCGATCACCCGGATGGGGCTGCCGTCGGAGCCGGAGTGCTGGTCGATGTCGATCGGCGCCGTCAGGGTGAACGTGTTGCGGATGTAGCCGACGTCGCCGGCCTGGAGCGTATCGCAGAGCTGCTGAAGCCCCGCCGCGCCCTGCCAGGCGTCGTCCCACGACGAGCCGTCGTTGTTGCCCGTCGCCAGCGTTCCGTCCGCGTAGTAGGTGGCCATTGCGACCTCCGCGTCTTATGCTGCCGTGATCGCCAGGGACTGCGAGTAGATCCGCCCGTCCAGTTCGGCCATGACGTACACCGTCTTGGCCCCGCCCGCGTCGATGTTCATGGTGGCGTAGCCGAGGTCGTTGGTGATGACCTCGTAGTCGGCGTTCGCCTCGATCTCGCGCATCTGCTCGCCGCTGGTCACGCTGTAGTCCGTCTGGGGGTCGGGTTCGGACATGTCCGCGTCCGCGATCCACGTGCGAATCAGGAACTCCTGCATGAGCTGATTGCCCGCGGCGTCCAGGACCTTGATCGTCATCGAGCCGGTGCCGTCCTCGTCGTCGGTGCCCTCGAAGTCGATCCGGGGGATGGCGTCCTGAAGCCCCGAGACCAGGCCCGCCGCGTCGTGTGTGTGCAGCGAGTCGGCCGTGGAGCCCCCCACCAGCGTGTTCAGATCGGCGGCCGTGGCGGCGGAATTCAGCGAGAAGCACGCCAACTGCCGGCAGTCGATGATGTCCGTGTAGGCGTAGGAGCCGGAGGCAACCGCAATCGTCGCCAGGGGGATGTGCGGCGTGTCGGAGGGGTCCGGGAAGCCGCTCGTGGACGTGTCCAGCGTCAACGCCCCCGACTCAATGTACAGCCAGATGTAGTTCGTCTGGTTGTCGGTCAGCGCGTTTCCGGTCGATCCGGCATAGGAGAGCGTCGAGTCGCCGTTCTCCACCTTGCCGGGACGGACGCCGTACGTGTTCGTGCCGTCCTTGTAGACGCGGAACTTGTTTCCAAGCGCCTTGGCGAGCGTCAACAGCCTTTGTCGCTGGCGCTGGCCTTCGGTGAAATACTCCGCGTCGCCGGGCGAATGGTAGGTGAAGCCCGTGTCGCCGTCGGTGGTGCCGTGAAGCGCGTTGGCCTCTGTCGCGGTCAGGTCGGTTTCAGCCATCAGGAGATGTCCTCACTCGGAGTCATTGCCAGAACGAGTGTGTCCGAGCCCTTCGTATACGATGAGACGGCCAGGTCGTCGGCCGGCCGGGCGAAGGTGTCAATCACCACGGACGTCTCGTAGGCCGTCGATGCGTTGCCGTGCTCGTCCACGACATCGACCTTCACCGGGTAGGTCCCCCGCGTCAGGGGCTGGGTGATGTACCGCAGGTAGTCGATGCCGAAGCCCCACGTGTAGCCCCAGTGGTATCCCCAGCCGGGCGCGTTGGAGCCGCTGTAGCCCCATCCGCCGTTGCCCCAGTCGAGGCCCCACCCGCAGGCGCCCCGGCCGCCGGGAAAGACCTCCGCCTCGTACAGCTTGATGGCGGCCTCGGAACCCCCGGCGTTGCCGCGGTACACCCGCCACCTGTCGCCCGGCCTGTATCCGTCGAGCAGGTCCAGGCGAAAATCCACTTTCACCCGGTTTCCGTACCGATCGTTCGTCCCGAACGCCTGCGACCAGTAGTCGCATGCGCGGTCCGCCGCGTCGACGGCCAGCAGAAGGATCGTGTCTTCCGGGCCGGCCTGCGGGAGCACGAAGCGGACGATCCCCTCCTCCGGCTGCCGCCATGCGACCAGATCACCCGAGACGTAACACTGGATGACCCTCTCGGCGTGCAGGGCCTTGGCGGTTACGATCAGGCCGAGGTCGATCTCGTCGATGCGGGATATGGAGATCTCGTCAGTGTAGTAGCCCATGCTCGCTTACTCTGGGGCCGCACCGGCCGCAGCGCCGAATGTCCGCTCGGGGAATGGCTTCGTTGCGGACCGGCCTCACGGATTGAGGTCGCGGATCACGGCCCGCACGCGGACGAGCGCCTGGTAGTTGCCGGCGACGCGAATGTAGCGCGTGCCGCCGACCGGGCGGAAGGACTTCAGCACGCACGTCGGATACGTGTTGGCATCGACGCCCACATACGCCCCCACGCCATCGGCCACCTTCGACTGGATCGCCCGCAGGGAACTCTTGAGAGCCGCCTGGGCGTCCAGCGTCAGGGCCGCCGGTGTGCCGCGGTAGATGCCCGTCACGATGATGTCGCGACCCGAGAAGTGGTCCGTCTGCACGAACTCGCCCTTGACGCCGGGCATCTTCTCCGTTCGGACGCGCGCCCCCGGAGAGCCGATGCGCTCCGCGGCCGCGTCAGTGGTCAAGGCTGTGCCGTCGAAGGTCGGATTGGCCATCGAAGAATCACCTGTCTGAGGGTCGTGCCGCTTCGCAAGCCGTGGGGGGCTGGCTCCAAGCCCGGCCGGGCGGAGCTACTCCATGTCGTCCGTCGTGCCGCCCCGCACCGCCGTGGTGTTGGCGTTGTCGATGATCCTGCCGTAGTAGTTGTTTGCGTCGATCTTGTCGCCGTAGATGACGGTGATGCTTCGGCCCGGCGGCCCGGGTTCATCACCTGCCTCAGGCGGTGTGGGGTCGTCTGCCTGTGCGGCGGGTCCCGTCCGGTCGCGGCCGGGCTCACCCGCCGGCGTCAGGAAACCACCGGGCCATGGCAGAGAACCCGACTGGTCGGACTCGGCGAGCACGGCCTGCGCGTCGTGCGCTGTTTCGCCGTCGCGTCGCGGCGACCGGCGATTGCCGACGGGACGGACGCGGCGTGCCACGGCCATAGGCGGCTCGCCTTCTTGACGGCCCGTCGCCGCTGGAGGAATCTGCGGGCCCCGCAGAGCGCTGTCGCCCTCCCGCGCCTCGGCTGGATCCGATCGCCGATCCGTCGCCTCATCGGGCGCCTCCTCAGCGCTGGAAGATGCGGCCGCGGACGCATCCGGGCGCAGGGCCCCGGCTCTCAGGGCCGCCGGACCGGTGGCTCCGTACAGGCCGGCCAGGTCTTCGGCGCCCGGGGCTCGGCTCGCGCCGCCGGAGTGCCGGACCAGACTCAGCAGCTCCTTGGCCGCGAGCAGCGACCGGGCGATCTGCGGCTCGAGCTCGACCTTCAGCACGTCCGTGGTCATTGGGTGCACCATGCAAGCAGTTCGGGGATCCATGCGGGAAGTCGCCCGGCGTCGAACTTCAGCAGATCGGCCTTCCGCTCGGCGGAGAGATCGTACTGCCTGTCCAGGAGCTTTCCCGCCAGCGAGAAGGCCGTCCGGAGGAACTCGGCGTTGTGCTCCACCGTCACGGCGAGCGAGACGCTGCGCGGCTGGCCGCACTCGGGACAGGGCTCCTGCTCCGCGACGTCCGCCAGCTCCACGAGGCGCGAGGGCTCCGGGAAGTCCACCCCGTCGCGCGTCTGGATCTTCACGCCGTCCGGTGCGAATACGGGCACGACACAGCGGCGCCGAGGCGGGATGGCGAAGGCCACGCCGTGAAGCGTCAGCTTCGGGCACCGGTCGGGATGCAGCGCTTCGCCGAGCCCGCGGCGGCGCTCGGCCTCGAGCTTCCTGACCGCCTCGGGGTCCATCACGCGATCGACGGGGCCGACTCGGCGATGAACGGAAGCGTGACGCTCGAGGCGGCGTCCCGGGCCACCGTCGCGTCGTAGCCGCCGATCGAGGCATTCTCGATGGTCACGGTCTTGTCGCTGCTGCCCTTGACGTCCTTCCAGGTGAACGAGAGCGTTCCGGTCTGGCCCTGGACGCCGTCGGCGCTGGTCGGGTCCAGCAGCGTGATCGTGCCGGAAGTCCGTGCGGTCGTATGCCGCGCCACGGATTCGTGGGCGTCGTCGTCCCCGGCGGCGTGAATCTCGCCGTACCGCACGGAAACCACGATCGACTGCACGCCGGTGATCGGGCTGCTGCCCAGCGCCACGTCCTGCGGGTTGTGGTACACGTTGAATGCCATGATCTCTTGCTCCTGAGGAAGTCAGTGGGAGGTTCCGTTGTCGAGGACGAATCCGACCTCAAGGGGCAGCTTGCACACCGCCCAGGGCTGAGAGACGGCCGTGTCGATCTCGGGGCGGCCCCATGCCAGCCGCTTGTGGTAATGGTCGCCGTCCCCCCAGGCGCTGGAGTCCGCCGGCGCATCGGTCTCGACGGCGTTGATCGCCGCGTTCTTCAGACGCAGGATCTCCTGGAGACGCGAGGATTCGTCCGCGGCCGTGCATTCCACCATCGCCGCCACGATTAACTCCAGCACGACGCGGCAGCCCCGGACGTCCTCCGGCGAATCGTCCTCCCGCGTCGTCACGTATCGAAGGACGGCGATGGGGGAGTCGCGGAACTGGCACTCCCCGGCCTGGGCGTCGGAGGTGGTCACCGTGACGGACTGGAACACGGCCGCCGAGTCGATCGTCGCGTCGCTCAGGGCGGACTTGACGGCCTGAACGATCGACCAGTCGGCATTGGCAACGGTGATGGCGCTCACGGTTCGGCTCGCATTGTTTGATTCGGACGGGATCACACTCGCGACTGGCGCACGGCCCCGGCGGCGCCTCGCGCGGCGGCGTTTCCGTCGCCCGGGCGAATGGCGAGGACCAGCGAGGCCATTGCCCTTTCGTACTCCGCCTGATGGTAGTCGCGGAGCCGGCTGTACATCGTCTCGCCGCCCATCTTGTGGCTCCGCCCGACGCCGATCGCCAGGGCGCGGTGCGCGCAGGCGATGCGGAGCTGGGCGGGGTTGGCGATCCGCCGGAGGTCCGGGTAGCTTCGCGAGGCGTCGGCGATGAAGAACGCTTCGGCCGCACCGTGCCCGCCGAGCTGGTCCCGGAACATCGCGTTGACCTTGGCGAGGACGTCCTCCCCGGCCAGGCGGATGAACTCCGCGCAGCCGAAGGTGGAATCGTAGCCGCCGAGCGACGCGGTCCCGTCCCACAGGGCGTCGAGGTCCTCGTCCACGCAGAGGGCCACCTGCACCGGACAGACGCCGTCGGCGCGGTACTGGTGTATCCGGAACGACCCGCTCATGCCGCTGGAGTTGGCCTCGGAGAGCTCCAGCTCGGCCGCGGCGGCGCCGGTGCCGTCGATGCCCGAGACATCGGCCGATCCGGTGGCCACCTTGTCCGAGGCGCCGCGGGCCGGGCTCTTGTAGAGGTCGGCCGTCACCGTGTCGCCCGCACGGTGCATCTCCAGCCAGAGCACGCCGCCGTCGGTGTTCTCGCCGCCCTCCTTGGTCTTGATCCCCGCCAGCCGCCATCGCGACGTATGGAACTCGCCGCCGCGGTCCTCGTAGCAGATGATGGACTCCCATTTCCGCGCCATGTGTGACCTTTCGTGGAAGGGCGCGGCGGTCCGTGCCGGGGCCGCCGCATCGTGCGCGTTATCCGCGCGATCTCTTCTCGACTTTCCGGGCGATCTGCTCGTGCATCTTCCGGATGCGGCGCTTCTCGGCGTCGCTGACGCTGCGCGTCTTCTGGAGATCGGCGATCTGCCGTCCCGCGAGCCGGTCCACCGTGTTCCGGTCAAGAGGCACGCCGCTTGCTCCGGGCGGGGGTCCGTTTCCCGCCGCCTGCCCCGCCGGCCGGCTCGTCGGGCACGTTGAGCCCCTCAGCCTGCATGCGGGCGTAGACGGCGCCGCTGGTCGCCTTCGCACGGCCGTCCAGGGCGGCGATCTCCTCGGCGCTGGGGGCGTGCGGTTCGGCGAGGGGATGCTTGAAGCCCTTCTCCGACTGGTACCAGCCCAGCTTGGAGATGCCGGGATGGCCGTTGATGTGGTCGTCGATCGGCACCCAGACGAGGCACTTCGCGTAGGTCTGTTTGCCTTCGGGCGTGCGGGTCTTTCTCCATCTGCCGGTCCACATCTCGACGGCGTTGTTCCGCCGGGGCACGCCGCCCGCCTGGCCGGGGACCTGCGGCCTGCCGACCGGGGCGAACCGCCAGATCAGCCCCTTGTCGCAGACCAGGAAGCGCCTTCCGCGGAGGATGCGAAAGGCCACGGGTCGTCCGTCCGGCCCGGTCAGCCGCCCGCCGCGGAGGGACATCTCGGCGAGGATCTCCTGGACCTGAAGGGCCTCGGATTCGCTCAGATCGTAGACGTCTTCGTACATGGCGATCCCTTCGTTTCGGCCCCCGGCGGGGCGCCCCGGAAGGCGCCCCGCCGCGAGCCTCTGTTACCGTCTTACGGCCGTGCGCAGTGGGGGGTGTTACGCGTCCGTGATGATGGGCACGCCGTACGTGTCGACGTTCTCCCCGACGCCGTAGGCGATGGTCGCGACCACCTCCGTGCTTCTAGCCGAGGCGTCGCGCTGGTACTCCACGCGAAGCGGCCGGAGCTGCACCAGCGTCATCGCCTCCGGGACGAACATCGCCCCGGCGCGGTCGGCGCCGCTGTTGGCGGTGTCCACCTCGGTGGTGACGTAGATCGGCACGCCGCAGAAGACGCCCCAGAACCCATTGGTGGAGACGCCCTGCGGCAGCCGCCCTTCCCGCACCAGTTCGTGCAGGTTGGTGAAGACGGCCGCGTTGTTCGACGTGGACGTCAGCTCGTTGAACAGGTCCATCTTCTGCACCGGGTGGAGCACGCAGACCATCTGCCCGGGCGCGTTGCTGAGCTCGAGCGTGTAGATCGCCTCGATGAAGTCGGCGATGGTCAGGTCGCTCCCGGAGGTGCCGACCTCGCCGCTGCCGGAGCCGTTGAGGCCGGCGAACAGGGCACACAGGTCGCCGTCGACCTTCTGGGCGATCGCCCGGCCGGAGCTCCGCGCCCAGACCGCCAGGTCGCCGACGATCGCGGTCTCCAGCGCCAGGTCGGTCACCTCGGTGCTGAGGCCGACCTCCCCGACGGTGATCGACGCGGAGGTCGTCGGCGTGCGGGCGGCGGCGGAGAGGTCGTCGCCCTCGGCCACGCTGGCGGCCGTGGTCGTCGGAAGCTGCGTCTGCTCCCAGACCTTCCCCTGCCCGGTGCTGAGGAACTCGCGCTGGACGAGGTCCGCCACCACGATGTTCGGTCGGGCTTCCTGGAGGATGTCCGCCGAGATCAGCTCGCTCGGCACCCAGGCGTCGAGGGTCGTGGTATTCGTCTGAGCCATGCGAATGTCTCTCCTAGAGGTATCCCCCGCCGTCGGAGGAGTCCCTGCCCAGGAGGGCGTCGCGCTGCTGCCGGGTCATCCGATTGGCGACGCCGAGCCGCTCATCCGGCGGCAGGGAGAGGAACTCGGCCTTCGTGCGGGGCATCGAGTCCAAGTTGACTGCCAGTCCCCCGGCCGGCTTCGCGCCGCTGCCGGGGGTCACGGTGGATCGGACAAGGTTGGCGTTCTCGGGCAGGGAGAGGAACCGGTTGACGAACGCGTCCGTGTCGGTCACTCGCTGCGGGCCGTCAAAGACCGGCTGACCGTCGGCATCGGCGAACTCCGGCACGAAGCGGCCGTCGTCCGTCTCGGTCATGCGCACGCGGTCGCGCAGCAGGGCGACCACCTGTTCCGGGTTGATCGCATCGGCGCGTGCCGCCGCGGCCCGCAGTTCCTGATCTCGCAGCAGGTCCATGAGCCGTCGCTCGAGTGCGTCCTTGCGGCGCTGGAGGCCCTCGATCCGGTCCTTCAGCGGCTGACGAACTCGATGGGCCATGGCCTGTAGGTCCTGCCCCTGTTGGGCGGGGGGTACTCCCGCCTCCTGCTGGAGTCTCTTCCAGTCCTGGAACGCTCGCAGCTCCTCGTCACCGGGCATCGCGTGGAGACGAGCAAGCAGCTCCTCCACTTCCGCCGTCAGTTGCCGTACCTTCTCCTTGGCCGCCTGCCGCTGGCCGACGACCTTGTTGAACTCGGCGCGGGAGACAACTCCCCGATCGCCGAGCGCCTCCTGCGGGGCCTCCGCCCCGCCGGCTGATTCCTGCCGCGTCGAGTCAGCCGATGGCCGCAATGGCTGAGGGGCCTCTCCGGGCCCCACGGCCGGCCTGTCGGAGGCCTCTTCGGGCATCACTGGTCCGAGAGGGTGATCCATGTCGTTGGGTTTCCGTTTCTACCGGGTCGCCGATCGCCGATCGCCGCGGCCGCAGAGGCTCTCCTGACGGGCCAGCGCCGCGTCGATCAGCGGCTTGAGGTTCCGGTGAATGGACTCTGCCGGGTTCCACGCGGCGGCGAGCCACCGCCGGTTTCGCCGGCCCATGTGCGCGAGGGCGGCCGGGCCAAGATCGATGAGGCGGCGAAGCGCCCTGTGCAGTCGGGTCGGGCCGGCCAGTTCGAAGGGGTGCCCGCAGCCTCCGGTCATCCGCTGGATGTTCCACGCCCTCAAGGCATCGCAGTTGTTGACGACCACGCAGCCCAGGGCGAGGGCCTCCAAGCTCGTGCGCCCGTACGACCCGCCGGCAGACCCGTCGATCACGATGTGTGCGGCGGCCATTCGCCCGAGTCTGGCGGCGAAGGAGAGGCCCACGATCACCTCCGCGTCGGCGTTCAGGCCGGCCAGGGCGGCCATCGTCACTTCGTGGGCCGGATCGCCCCGGCAGTTGCCCGCGCCGCCGGCCGGGCAGTAGGCAATCCGCACGCGGCCGCGAGGCTTCCTGCCGACCTGGAAGAGCCGGTGCTTCAGCGGCACCAGCTCGGGCAGCGGCGGGGCGCTCGTCTGCGGCGCCGGTCGAAGCCCTCCCGACATGCCCCACGGCCAGCCGTCGGCCGGCGGCGGGCCGTCACGGGCGCCCGGCCGCCACGGCAGGTGGATCCATATCACGCTGGGCTTGCCCTTCGGGAACCAGCGTTCGTCAAACGCGCCCTGCTGGTGACAGAGGACCACGTCGGCGGCGTCGAGCCTGGCCACCGCCGGGCCCATGGGCGGAAGGCGGTAGTCCGTCGGCATCGCCCGTCCGCTGTCGTAGGCCTCGGGGGCGATGCAGAAGCTCTCGAAGCCCGCCTCGCGGAAGGCCTCCGCCGCCGCCCAGGCGGCCCCCTCCAGGGGCGTAAGACTCACGTGCGCAATGACCATGGGACCCTCAAGGCGGACAAGCCGGCCGCCGGCCTGCGGGCCTTCGCGAGGAGACGAGCGAAGGCCGTGAATCACGCGTCGCCTCTGCGCCGACGGCGTCGAGGGCCCTCCCCGCCGCCGGCCAGCGCAGCTTTGTCGATCTGCCGGGAGATCCTCCGGTGCTGCGGGGACCCCTCCCGCGCGAGCATGTTGGCCAGTTGCCGGGCCATCTCCCGGGTGATCTCGGTCATCCCCGAGGCCACCGGCTGGCACTCGCCGACCCACTTGCGGAGGTTGTCGAGCATCTCGCCGACCGGCTCGAGCACGAAATCGCGGTTGTACGTCACGGCGTAGCCCAGCTCTTCGGCGGCGTGGCGCGGCTCGACGGGCTGTCCGGTGGCGAGCACGACGGCCTGGCGCATCATCTCCAGCTCGGTCCGCTCGCAGTGGGAGGCCGTCGCGCGAAGCTCGTTGTCCAGGTCGGTCCGCTCGATGGCGAGCTTCAGTCCGCTGCCGGAGGTGGCGCTGATCTCGGCCATCCCGCCGCGGAACTTCAGCAGCCGCAGGATCTCGCCGAGGTACAGGAGCAGCCAGTTCCTTTTCTCGACGATGTGCCCGACGTTGCCCTGCACGACGTGGAGCGTGGCGGCGGGGTCCTGGGCGGAGATGAGCATGCCGCCGCCGTACGTGTCGGGCAGCTCGCCCTTCTGGAAGCCGGTGGCGAACCATCGGGGCACCGAGGCGAGCAGCTCGGCGTCGGCCTGGCTCTTGAGGTTCATCGCCACCTTCGCCACGACGGCCGGCCTCGTCAGCAGGCTCAGCGGCACGCCGCCCTGGCCGGACTTCTGCGACTCGAAGAAGTAGAACTTCACGATCGGCGGCTGGCCCAGGGCGTGGGAGCCCTCTCGCAGCAGGGCGACGTGGACGTCCCGGCCGTCGCCGTCTTCGGCCGGCGCCCTCGCCGCCCGCCAGAGGCGATACCCCCCGGCGGTCAGCGTCAGGAAGTCGGTGGACGGCGGCGCCTCGGCCGGGCCTTCGGCCAGCTCGTCGGCCCCCGGGGCGCGCCCGAGGCAGTATCTCGCCCAGAGGAAGTTCCGGGAGCCGTTGACGGCCCAGTCCGGGCGCTCCAGCGGCGTGAACTGCATGAAGTACGGGCGGACGCGGTGGCGGGCCTGGTCGCGCTTCGTCTGGATCTCGACGCCGGGCGGGGCGTCGGCGACCTGGGTGACGATGTCCACCCCGGTGACGTAGTGGTTCCAGAGGGCCCGCCGCATGAACTCATCGAGCGGCGTGCCGTCGCCGTCGGCGTCGTGGATCAGCGGCTCGATGATGTCCCTGTGCCGGCCGGCGGGGTCCACCGAGCGCCTCGGCGGCGTCCGCCAGAGGTTGTCCACGCGGATCCGCACGCCGTCGCGGCACATGTCCAGGGGGACCGACATGCTCCGCCGATAGGCGTAGTCGTCCTCGTGCTCCCGGGCGGAGAACTTCGGCAGGTACGCGCCGCGCGCCAGGACGTCCAGGGTCATCTCCGCGGCGTCCGTCTCCAACTGCCACCGCTGCTTGTGCAGCCGATACAGAGGGCCCTCGTTGAACGGGTCGAAGTCTCTTGGCATTTCGTGCCTTCCGGTCTCGTGCGTCTCTCGGCGACGCCCGGCCGCGCTACGCGTAGCTCATCCGCCGCGTCTCGCTGCGTGCGGGGGGCCAGCAGTTGACGAAGTAGTACCGAAGCGCGTCCATCGGATGATCGCTCTCCTGGGGCTTGACGGGCTCGTCCACGTACTCGCCGTTCACCCGGCGGTTGCGGTATGCCTCGAACGCCCGGATGAGCTGCCGGCACTTGTCGGAGACGAGCAGCCGCGGCCCTCCGGCGGCGGGCGCCAGGAACGAGCGGATGAGGTTGATCCCGTTGCGGACCTCGCGCGCCCACGGCGAGAGGCTGTACGTGCACGGGATGCCGAAGCCCTCGAAGACCTGGATGTCGCTGTATCCGGTCTGATCGTTCGGGTTCCTTCCGGCCGGGTCGCAGAAGGTCGCCTCGATGCGCCGGCCCTCGTCGCGGCGCCGGAGCTCTCGGGCGTTGTCGGCCGTCGTCGTGCTGGCGGTGCAGTACTCATCGACGACCCTCACGCAGCCGGACTTGTCCACCTGGACCCACAGGCACACGAAGTTGTTCCATCCCCAGTCGATGGCCCGCCAGGTGGGCAGGTCCGCCTGGAAGCCCAGGGAGCCTCGCACGTGGACGATGCGGTCGAACGTCGGATAGACGAGTCCCTGGAGGCTGGGGCGCCTGCACTCGGCCTCGGCCTGCCACTGCTCGATCGACCACCGCCTGAACTGCTTGATGGCGTCGTCGATGGGCAGGACCCCGTCGCACTGGGCGGCGACGCCGATCCTGCGCTGGGGGTCGGCGTGAAGCTCGCGCGCCTTTTCCAGGCAGGGCCGGGCGAGCCCGCAGGAGCCGCATCCGCGCCCGTACTCGTGCCGCTCGGGGGGGCATCGCTCCAGGACCTCCCAGATGTTCCACTTGTGCAGGCCAATGCCGCGCTCGGCGGCGTCGGCCACGAGCCGGCCCATCGGCCCGTTCGCCCGGTGCCAGGTGGACGTGTCGATCGTCCGCGCCGCGGCGCCCGGGCGGCTGGCCAGCATGCCCACCGACGCGCTGAGCACGTCCGGGTCGATCTCGTCCACCTCGTCGCGGAAGAGCCGCTGGACCTTCGCCCCCCGGACGCGCTTCTGGCTGGCGGCGAGGATCTCGAAGTCGCCGTCGGTCAGCCGCGTCAGCGAGCGCCCGGGGCTGCCGATCAGCCGGTCGCTCAGGAAGTCGCCGCACCAGCGGCACCAGTACTCGTACAGGTTTCGCGCCTGCACCTCGCTGCCGGAGAGGACGCGGGCCCGAAGCGGCGCCTCGGAGAACTTGAACTCCAGCGCCGCCACGATGGAGGCCGAGAGGGTCTTCAGGCCGCTGCGGTTGGACCACACGGCCAGGTCGCGCCGCGGGTGGAAGAACGCCTCCGCCACGAAGTTCAGCGGCGTCGAGTGCCCGCACGTCACGGCCTTGTACGGCAGCCGGACGCCCAGCTTCTGCTGAACGTAGACCCACAGCTCCTCCCGGGTCCCTAGTCGTCGCATGGACCCTCGGCTTCCGCGTCGTCCGGCAGCGGACCGCCCAGCTCCTCCAGGACGAGGCGCTTCGTCTCGGGCGAGAGGTCCAGCAGGCTCAGGCCGTCGTCCGCCGGCTCGGCCGCCTGCGGCCTGCGGTCCAGCGAGCGGTGCAGGACCTCCTTCGCCGCGGACAGCGCGGCAGCGGACCTCTTGCCGTTCATCGTGGCGCTGATCGTATCGACGGCCTTCCCCGTCAGACGCGTCAGGCGCTGTGCGGCCGCTCGCCGGTTCTTCTCGTCCAGTTCCGCGATCAGCTTCGCCACGCGGGGGCATCTCCTCCCGTGGACGATATCGCAGACGTAGGACGGGCCGATGCCGTGCCTCTCGCCGATCTCCTGGTAGGTGAACCGGCCGGAGACCACGTCCTCAGCGAGTTTCAGGAAATCGAGTTTGCTCTTGGCTGCCATGGTTCTTTTCCCCATCCATCGGCAAGGGGCGGCCGACTCCCCCGACCCCGATCCCTGCCGCCGAGATGCTCGCGGGAGGCGTCGTGCAGGCGGATCGGGGGAGTCGGCTCGGGGCCGAAGCGTCTCCGGCCCCGTTCCGGCGGGCGATGGGCGGCCGCCCACCGGGTGCCGCTCGGCCCGCCGTCGGGCCGAAAGCGCAGGTTCTTCGATCAAGGTGTTCCTGCTCAGGCTGACCGATGCGGGCTCACTCGCGGGGGTCCGTTGATTCGTTGACTCGCTAACTCGTTGACTGGGAAGACCTTGCGGGGATTCTCGCGGGTTTCGGTTCCTGGGCTGCCCGGCGGGGGCGCCGGGCTCGCCGCGGTCCTGCCCGCGCCGGACGCGCGGGTGTCTTCAGAGCGCAGGTCTTTTCGAATCAAGGAGTCAGCGAGTCCACGAGTTAACGACTTAACCAATCCACGAGTCAACGAGAACCCCTCAATAGGGACGAGATCGGTCACTTTGAACTCGTGGATTCCTCGGCTCGCGCCGCACCGGGCGGGAATTCGTTGCCCCTCCTTAGCAGGCATATCCCTTTTGAGGGGCAAATTGCACAAGGATTCTTGGCATTTTTGCACTTTTTTTTCTCCCCCGGCAACGCCGGGCCCTTAGCCGGGCGTCTCGTAGTAGATCTTAATCCATTGATCCAGATCGAGTTGGGAGAAGCACTCGAACCGTCTCTCGTGCCGCTGCGCCCGGTTGACGTACCTTGCTGTGGCCGTGTTGGGACTCCTGCCCCGCAGGTAGGCCACCCACGCCTCCTGGACGGCATCGTCGAGGTATCTTCTGGAGACCCGACTGACCGTGCGCTCGTCGAGGCCGGGCGGAGGGACGTCGTCGGGCCTCGGCAGGCCCCGGCGGCGGTTGCGCCCTCTTGCCCTCCTGGGGGCCCCGGGGGCACCCGCAGAGGAGACTCCTTCGGCGGCTGGATCGCTCATCGCCGCGTGGACCCACGGGACTGCGCACGGTCGATCAGCCAGTCGGGGGTGAGCTCCGGCCGCTGGCGCAGCTTTCGGACGTAGCTGCATACGGCGTTCCGGGAGATGCCGATCAGGTCGGCGGCCTCCCGGTGAGAGAACCCCTGGCAGAGCAGATACAGGGCCGCGTCGAGCTGCTGCCAGTTTCCCCCGCGGGACATGACGAGGCTCATGGTGTCCCATTCGGCGGCCCAGCAATCGAAGCACAACTGCTGGGGGGCGTGGCCGATCGGGCCGTGATACCACGGGTCGCCGTATTCCCGCTTGCACCGGGGGCACGTGAACGTTCCGGGCGCGGCCTTGCGGCGTTTGCCTTGCGGGCCCGCCGACAACCGGGCCAGCGGCCGCTGCCTTCGTCTCGTCGCCAGACTGACCATTGTCTCTCTCCTTGCGCTGTCCGTTGGGTCATTCCTCTTTTGGGGATGGTTCAAACGCAGGTACCAGCGTTTGAACCATCCCTAGCCGGTATCCTGTAGCCAGCAGCCAGGAGGGGCCAGGCGTCGGCACGCGCGTAAGCCCAAGATGCAGAAGCTGTTACTGGCTACCGGCTACGTCGGTCTCGTGCCGCACCGGCCGCGCGGGGATTCCCTGTCGTCTCAGGCAGAAGCCTCTGAAGCCTCGGCCCCCGAATCCGTCAGGCGCCGCCCTCAGCCGCCGGGGGCGTGCAGATGCAGGGATACTCCAGACACTCCGCGCACTTCGTGGCGTCGTCGAAGCACTCCTCGGCGCCACACTCCGGGCAGGCCGTCACGTACTCGTCCGGCTCGCAGTCGCCCGGAGCGACGTGATGGATGCCCGCCAGGGAGCGTCTGCGGTGGTCTTCGTCCGCCAGCCGCCGCCGTTCGGTGACATAACCGCAGCGGAGACACCGTACCGGATCGTCGTAGGACCGTCCGCGGGCTGCCATGGGGGCTGATGACTCTCTTCTTGTGGCGCCGCCGTAACCGGATCATCGTCTCCCTGCGCTTTCGACCCGCCCGACGAGGCAAGCATCTCCTGCTCACCTCCAATTGTAACACGGATAGTCTATATGACAAGGGAAAAATCAAAATATTTTGTGCAATCTACAGCATATGCTTGCCAATTGTCGCCTTGTTATCCATTAGCACTGCCCCCGCCGGGAGTTATGCCAACGGCCCGCGAGCCGTCAAAGACCCGGCCAGGCCCTTTCCAGCCCATCCGCACGTTGGATCCTTGGGCCTGGTTCACGTGCGGGTGACATTCCCGCGCCCCTTCGCCCGCACGGCGCGGCGCCCCGAGGGAGGCCCGCGGCGCCCCGAGGGAGGCCCGAGGGGCCGAAAGGACTTGGCCGGCGGCGTGAGCCGCCCGAACCCGGCCTCCCCCAACCCGGAGCCGCGAAGGGGCGTAAGGAACTTGCATAACGGGACGTATCTTTCGCCCCTTCGGGGCTCTGTGTTGGCGGGGCGGCTTTCCGTGGGCTGACGCCCACGGCCAA